TGAGCGAAATCTGGCAGGAAAAGTCGGCGGGCTTGTTGTGGTGGCACATCGCGCGGCCGGGCGACCCGTCCACCAGCGTTTCCCACTTCGCCCTGATCCGCGATATTGCGGCGGGCGGGCGGCTTGAGCGCGTCTTGTAAACCCCCGGAGGCTAACCATGCCCAGCTACCGCAAGAGGCCAGTTATCATCCAAGCGGTGCAACTTCCCATCGCCAGCACGCCGGCTTGGTTGGTGAACGCGATGGCTGCCGGCACCGCTCGCCTGTTCGGCGACGGCACCGCCGAGATCGACACACTGGAGGGAATGCACACCGCATCAGCCGGCGACTGGATCATCAAGGGCGTGAAGGGGGAACTGTACCCCTGCAAGCCCGACATTTTCGCCATCACTTACGAGCCGGCCATTTTCGCCATCACCTACGAGCCGGCCTGATCGGCTCACAAACCCCCGGAGACCGAGATGAACCACCTGAATGCGCCCTGCCGTTGCGCCAAATGCGGCGACGACATGCCTGCGGGCAGCCCCTTCGTGTGGGTCAGCCGCCCGCGCACCGTCGTGGGCGGCAAGGTCGGCGGGTCTTATTCTCTGCGGCAGGTTGATCGCTCGGTCCCCGCCCATGCGGATGATTGCCTCGCCCGAAAGGTCGCGGCTGACAGCGCAAAGCGGGCGCGCGACAATACTGCTACCGCTATCGCCTATGCCCGCGCACATGGCGCCACTGAAGCCGAGATTGCCGCGCTTGGCGCGGCGTAATCATTCCCCGGAGGCAGACCGCATGAGCAAGGTCAACGACATCTTCGCCCGCGCTGCCGAGCGCAACCGGGCCGCCAGCCTGGAGATTGAGGCAGCCCGGCTGCCGGAAACTGAGGCAGAGCGCGCCGCACGCCACGCGGCAGCGGAGGCGGCATACGACGCCGAGGCGCAGGCCCGCACCGAAGCCGATGACGATGAGGCCGGCGACGAGCCGGAACACTACTCCATCGACGACGAAGACTGACCCACAAACCCCGGAGGCCGACCATGAACGTGATCCTTGACCCGCAGGGTAACCAGATCGCTGGAACCGAACGGCGGGCATTGGTAAATGCCTGGAGCGCCGCTGGCTTTAAGACGGATGCCCAGCGCAAAGCCGCGTGGAAACAAGGCTATCGGTTCGCTCGCCTTGAGAAGCCCCGGAGGCAGCACGCTAACTCAGGCATGAACTGACACCACTAATAATCCGGTCTATATTCACCCCAGGAGCCCCGGCTTCCTGGGGTGTTTTTTTTGGAGATTGCAATGGCTAAGGAACCAAAGAAGCAGCGTCTGCCCGTGCTTCAAACGACTGACTTTCCGGCCGAGAACAACATAGAAATCCCCGCGCCTGTTCCTGGCCGCCCCAGCCAGTACCGCCCAGGCTTCTGCGAAGAGGTTATCGCCCTAGGCAAGCAAGGCATGGGCCCGACGCAGATTGCCGCCGCGCTCGATGTGAGCAAAGCCGTGTTGTATTATTGGCGGCAGACCCATCCTGATTTTGACGAAGCTATGCTGCTAGCGAAAACGCATGAGCAGAACTGGTGGGAGACAGTTGGCCAGAACGCACTGTTCGCGGACAAGTTCCAGGCTGCGGTTTGGAGCAAATCAATGGCGGCGCGCTTCCGAGATGACTACGCTGAACGCAGGGAAACAACCCTAACTGGTGTTGATGGTGGCCCCGTGAAGACGGAGAACACAACGGTGAACAAGGTGGATTTCGCCAGCATGACGCCAGAGGAACGCGATGCTCTGAGGTCGGTTATCATGCGAGAAAAGGGTTCAAAGCGGACCTAATTTAGGGGTCAAAATGGGGGTCTTGAGCTCTTCTCGGAAATGGCCAAACAGACTAGCAACGAATCAGCGCAAACCCAGGTAAGTCTAGGCTAAGATTCGTTGCGATTGACGGCCCCGGGTTGCTAATGCAAACCGCCAAAAACTACAGTAGCAACGAATCAGCGCAAACCCAGGTAAGTCTAGGCTAAGATTTGTTGCACCCCCGAGTCCCCAGTCCCCCGACCCCCTAAGATAAATCATGACTGGGGCGCGCCCCCCCCGAACCCCCCCCCAGACCCCCCCCAGACCAGGGATCGTATACCCGATCCCCTGGTAGCTAGGAACCTAAGTTAACCAAGAACGCACGCCGCGCCCCAGTTCATCAGTCGGCGCTTCGCGCCCCCCTCCGGGGGCTACGCGACTGACGAACTGAGCGCGGTCTAAGATAAGTGAGACAACAATGTTGAACATCGCAGGTATGCTAATTGAACCAGAAGAAGCTTTGCTTGAAATGGACAGGCTTGATAATGAGGAAAGCCTGTACGAGTTCCTGCGCAACGCATGGAAGTACATTGACCCTAGCCCCTTCGTGAAAGGATGGCCAGTTGAAGCAGTTGCGGAACATCTAGAGGCGGTAGCTGATGGTGAGATCAGAAGGTTGTTGATCAACATTCCACCAAGGTGTGCGAAGTCCAGTATAACAAGCGTGGCGTTTCCAGCGTGGGTATGGGCCCAGCGAAACCAGACTCATACATCAGGACCGGGCACCCAGTTCCTGACCGCTTCATACGCACAACAGCTAAGTGTACGAGACGCGGTCAAGAGTAGAAGGTTAATTGAGAGCGCGTGGTATCAGAGCCTATGGAAAGATAGGTTTAGGATGTCGAGCGACCAGAACGTAAAGTCGCGATTTGAGAATAGCGAAAAGGGCGTGAGACTTAGCACCTCAGTTGATGCGTCCAACACGGGCGAAGGCGGTAACATCATTATTATTGACGACCCGAATAACGCCAAGGAAGCGAACAGCGAGGCGATGATCGAGGGCGCCATCGAGTGGTGGGATGGCACGATGTCAACGCGCCTCAATGATCCTAAGCAAGGCGCCTTCGTGGTGATCCAGCAGCGGCTGGCAGAAAATGACCTGTCGGGCCACATCCTCGAAAAGCAGTCAGACGGCTGGACCCACCTGTGCCTGCCCATGCGATACGAGGCCACCCGCAGCTTCGTGACCGGGATCGGATGGCGCGACCCGCGCACCGAGGAGGGCGAGCTACTTTGGCCCGACAGGTTTGGCCCCACAGAGGTCAAGACGCTGGAGGGCCAGATGGGCCCCTGGAAGTCGGCGGGGCAGCTACAGCAGCGTCCTGAGCCCCAGGGCGGTGGCATCATCAAGCGGGACTGGTGGAAGCTATGGGAGCCGGCCACCTATCCCGAAATCGGCTACGTGGTGGCCAGCCTGGACACGGCGTACACCACCAAAAGCGAAAACGACTTCAGCGCCCTGACTGTGTGGGGCGTGTTTAGCGGCGCCCAGGTCTCGCCGGCCACCCGCTACGCCAGCAAGGCCGGGCGCATGGTCGATATGACGGAAGCAGGCGCGCGGTTCGATGAGGCCGCTCAGGTCAAGTTCCCCAACGCCGATATGATGGGTTCAGATTCCCCCAAGGTGATCATGTTGAGCGCCTGGGCCGAGCGGCTGGAGTTGCACGAACTGGTGCTGAAGGTCGCCAGCACCTGCAAAACGCTCAAGGTCGATAAGCTGCTCATCGAGAACAAGGCCGCCGGCCACAGCGTGGCGCAGGAAGTGCGGCGCTTGTTCAGCCATGAGACCTGGATGGTGCAGCTTTGGGATCCCAAGGGCCAGGATAAGATGGCGCGCCTGTACAGCGTGCAGCACCTGTTTGCCGAGGGCATGGTTTACGCGCCCGACCGCCCGTGGGTTGAACAGGTTATCGCCCAGGTCGGCACATTTCCTCGAGGCAAGAACGACGACCTTGTGGACACGGTGTCAATGGGTTTACGCCACCTGCGAGATTTGGGCTTGCTGACGCGCCAGCCCGAGTGGGCGTCGGAAGTACAAGAGAGTATGCGGCACATTGGAGCGCCGCCGCCTCCGCTTTATACTTCCTGAGTTGTTTCCGCCGCATTTGCTGTGCATTATACAGCCACTGTTGATAGGGCCTAAAGCATGCCTCTCGTCCCCGGTTTGAGCCCGAATATTCGCATTCAGGCGCCTGAGCAGCCGCAGCAGCCCGGTGAGGATGAGGTGGTGGTGATGAATGCGCCGGAAGGCGAGGACATCCCAAAGCTGGACGGCAGCGGCAACACGATCAGCATCGAACACCCGGATGGCTCGATCACCATCAGCCTGGGCGGCGTGCTGGAGCCGGCGAACAAGAAAGGCCCGACCGGCTGGTTTGACAACCTCGTCGATGACATTGACGAGGGCCAGCTATCCAAGATCAGCGAAGACCTGCTGCGCGGCATCAGGGACGACGTGGAGAGCCGGCGCGAGTGGATCGAGGACCGCGCCGTGGGCATGCGTCTGCTGGGGCTCAAGGTCGAAGTGCCGGCGATGGGTGGGTCGGCTGATGGCGCACCGGTCGAGGGCATGAGCCGCGTTCGCCACCCGCTGCTGCTGGAGGCTGTGTTGCGCTTCCAGGCCAACGCCCGCAGTGAACTGCTGCCGACTGATGGCCCGGTCAAGATCCGCAACGACGACAACAACGCCACGATGCAAGAGGACGCGCTTGCCAACGATCTGGAGAAGGATCTCAACCACTACCTGACGGCGGTGGCGAGCGAGTATTACCCCGACACCGACCGCATGCTGCTGCTGCTGGGCTTTGGCGGCACCAGCTTCAAGAAGGTCTACTACTGCCCCATCCGCAATCGACCGGTGAGCGAAAGCGTTGATGCAGACGACCTGATCGTCAACAACGCAGCAACCGATCTGCGTAACTCCAAGCGCATCACGCACCGCGTGTTCATGCGGCCCAGTGTCGTCAAGCGTCTCCAGATCCTGGGCATCTACAAGGATGTGACGCTGTCGGCCCCAAACCAGATCGACCTCGACAGCCTCCAGCGCGAGAAGGCGAGCCAGCAGGGCATTGCCATCGAGAGCGACAACCCGGACGACCGCGACCGCGAAATCTACGAGTGCTACTGCGAACTGGACATCAAGGGCTTCGAGCATAAGCACAAGGGCTCCGCGAGCGGCCTAGAAATCCCCTACCGCGTCACCATCGACCTATCGACCAAGAAGGTGTTGTCCATCGTTCGCAACTACGACGAGGACACCAAGGAGCTTCCCGAGGCTCGCACGAACTTCGTCAAGTACACCTTCACGCCCGGCTTCGGATTCTACGATATTGGTCTGCTGCACATCTTGGGCAATACGACAAACGCCATCACGGCTGCTTGGCGTGAGTTGCTTGATGCCGGCATGTACAGCAACTTCCCCGGCTTTTTGTATGCCGATACTGGCGCTCGCCAGAACACCAACATCTTTCGCGTGCCGCCCGGTGGCGGCGCTCTGATCAAGACCGGCGGCATGCCGATCAATCAGGCCGTGATGCCCTTGCCGTACAAGGAGCCCAGCCAAGCGCTGATGGCCCTGGTGACGAACATGGCAGAGACGGGCATGCGGATTGGCGGCACCAGCGAGCAGCAGGTGGGCGAGGGCCGTGCCGACGCGCCTGTGGGCACCACGCTGGCCATGATCGAGCAGGCGACCAAGATCCTCAACAGCGTCCATAAGCGCCTGCACGCCGCCCAGGCCGAAGAGTTCCAGTTGCTGGTGGACGTGTTCCGCGAGCATCCCGAGAGCTTCTGGCAGGGCCGGCGCAAGATGGCCCGCAAGTGGGACGAGAAGGCCTTCTTGGATGCCTTGGAGAACTGCGACCTAGTGCCGCAAGCTGACCCGAACACTGCCAGCCACAGCCAGCGCATCATGAAGATCATGGCGCTGAAGCAGCTTCAGCAGGCCCAGCCGGGGCTGTATGACCCGATTGCCATCGACAAGGCGGCGCTGAAGGCGATTGGCTGGAGCAACCCCGAACAGTTCATGGCGCCGGCTTCGGCTCAGGGCAAGATGCCGCCCGAGATGCAGGAGAAGATCGCCAAGATCCAGATCGAGAAGCAGGACGCCGACACGCGGTCCAAGGTGGCTGACGCCAAAATTGCTGAGACCCAGGCCAAGATGCAGGGGCTGGCTGGCGGCATGTCGGCGGGCGGGCAGGTGGATGGCGGGCTTGCCGGGCCGGAGTTGGATCTGAAGCACCGCGAGCTTGACCTGAAGCAGCAGGACATTGAGGCGAGGGCGGCTGACGCTGCGGCTGACGCCAGCAACCGCGAGGCTGACCGCGAGGCGCGGCTGCGGGTTGAAGGCATGCGGCTGATGTCCCAGCGAATGGAGAGCCAGGAAAGCCGTGAGCATGAGCATGCCCAGGGCCATCATCAGCGTGGGCACAATGAGCAGATGCAAGCCCGCGACCATGCTATTGATCAGGCCAAGCACATCCTGACCACGGTGGCCAAGGGCCGTAGTGACCAGATGCGTGCGATGCAGCAGCAACAGCAGGCGCAGATGCGAATGCAGCCGCCGGCAGCCCCAGAAGGCGAAGACTGATGGTAGACAACGCGAAGGCTATCCGGTCGGCAATGCGGGTAGTGCGGTCGGCTCACGCTGGCGGCGGCGCTGCCAAGGAAGAACAAGCCAAGCGCGCCCGCGAGCGTGCGTTGGTCGAGAGGCACCTGCGCGAGTATGCCGAGCAGCCCCAGCCTGTTGCGCGCCGGCCTTTGAGGTCGGCCCCTCTGCTGGCTCCGGTCTCTCGCGAGGAAGCCCTTCCGCTGCCGCCTCCAGCCCCGCCCAGGCCGCCTGAGCAGCGCCAGCAACCCCAGCAGCCCCAGCGCCAGCAGCCTGCCCGGGAGCCCTACAGAACTCCCCAGGCGACC